GCGCCGATCAGTGAAGAAACAGAGCACGATGTCACGGACACAGTTGAAGAGGCGACAAGTGACAAAACAGAGCACGAATAGCACGGCTAGGTTGAGCCGTGTAATGAGGGTAGAATAGCATGTCGCACAATATACATTGTGCGACGTCACACGTTGCGTTCTAAAAAGAGTTTTTCAGAGAGGTGCTATGTTTGTACCTATAGCCTGCGTACGTGGCGTCCCGTGCGCACTGGTGGGGGGTGGGGGGTGTTCTTTTTTTATTTGTGGAGATAGATACTATATGACCCCAATCACACCGCACCAATTTTTGAGAACTTCCTTGACAAATCATACCGCACCAATTTAAATTACCCATTTTACCCCCTTTTTTTAACAAAATAAACAGGCGTTTAATTGTCAGATATTTTGCTATTTTAGGGTGTTTAATGTCGTCAAGCGTTCCAAACGAGGGCTAATCTTAGTCAAAAACATTGACTTATTAAACACCCCCACAGATCGTTGGTTGTTCGGAAATGGGGCAAAATAATTCCAAACGAGGGCTAACTTTCGTTGACGAAATGAAAAAAGGCACGATTTGACAAATGAGAAAAATGTATTATAACTTTAAAAGGGCGTTTAATGTGTCAAGCGTTCCAAACGAGGGCTAATCTTAGTCAAAAACATTGACTAATTAAACACCTTTTTCGGCTTGTCAACTTGACAGTTTGACACGTAACTTATATACTGGGTCTTAGAGACCCGACCCCCATGCGGGGGAGGGTCAAAAGACCCAATGTATATAAGCGTAAGGTGTGTTGTAATAAAACCTCTTTTTTCTTATCGGCTATGGTATACTAAATAGACATGGATTTGACAGAAAAATACGACCCCGAGCTACTTGAAATGGCCCGTGATGTGATAGAAAACGGGAGTAACGCAGACCGACAATTCCTTTTTGCAATACAAGAAAAAACCACCAAAGAAGAATTCCATTTTAAATTTGAAATCTTCGGTCAGATTTTCTACCCCGAATACTTCACAAGCCCCATGGCTCCGTTCCACGACGACTTCATTGATAACATGATCGCGTCATATTCTGGAGACATCCGCTATGTCAACCTTGGCTTCCGTGGTTGCGCGAAGACTTCGTACACCAAACTCTTTGTTGCATTCGTGTTACTCAACGACCGCACCCACAAACGCAAGTATATAAAGGTACTCACTCGAAACCTCGGCAACGCCAAGCAGATGGTGACTGACATTTACAATATGATGATAGAAGTGAAGGGCGTATATGGCGACCCCTTCTTGAAGGAGAAGAGCAACAAGAAACGTGAGGAGACAATGGGTAGCTTCACGACCACAGCGACGTACGGCTCACGTAAGCTACTTGCCGGTACTATTGGTATTACCCAGCGTGGACACCTACAAGGCGCGTTTCGCCCCGACTGGCTTGTGTTTGACGACGTGGAGGACCGGGAGAGTATCTCCTCTCTTCCCCTTACCGAGGGGACTATTATGCGCATTGACGAGGCGATAGCGGGGTTATCATCTGACGGCTCGTGGATGATGAATGGTAACTATATTTCTGAGGAGGGAGTGGTCCAGTGGTTTTTGAATAAGGGTGGCGTGGTTGTGGATAAGATCCCCATTATGGATGAGGTAGGGGAGCCCACGTGGCCAGAGCGCTATGATAAGGAGAGGATTGAGCTGTTGAAACTTGATGCTGAGGATTTCTACGGCGAGTATATGTGCGACCCCTCACGGGCGGAGACCTCGTTCTTTGACCGCGTACGTGTCGATAACGACCTGCAAGCAGCGCGACAGCCACATCGCGAGAGCGCTGGGGTGCGATACTGGGGGGACTATGTCCCGCACCATAGCTATGGTATGGGAGCGGACACGAGTGAGGGTGTTGGGCGAGACGCGAATACCTTTGCTCTCTTTGATTTCGGGACCCACAAGGGGGACATTGGGACGTTGGTAGCAACGTACTTCAACAACCAGATACCTCCAGACCTGTTTGGAAGCGAGCTGGTGCGGGTCGGTGCTGAGTTTGGTAATTGCATTATCGCCCCAGAGGCGAACAATACTGGGCACGCCACTCTCTCTATGATGCGCGGGTATCCGAACATCTATAGCCAGCGCGACGAGGTGAGTGGTCGACAGGTGCGACAAACGGAGAAATTGGGATGGAGGACGACCCGCAAGACCAAGCCGTTGATGTTTTTTGAATTTAGGAAAGACTACAACGATGGTCTGATACGCATACACGACAAGAACGTGCTGAAGGAAATGCGCAGTTATACGTCTATGGACCTGACAGACACCAAGCTCGGGCTCGTCACGAGGCACTTTGACCTCTTGACGGCGGTTGTTATTGGGTGGCAGATGCGTGAGCACGCGCAAATTACCTTCAGTCGGGGGCAGTTGCCACAGGAAGACGCGCCTTTGTACGCAGACATCGGGATTTAGGTGTGGTATAATACTGAATATATGACAAAACTAATACGTAAAGATACTCGAGAAGCTATAACAGCGCAGGCTCTCGGTGAAATGGCGTTTGCCAGACGCTATAAGCAGGGTAAAGTTGCTAACTGGCAGAAGAATGAGGCCCTTTACTATGGTGATAAGAAGAAAACGGATGATGCTAGGGCGAATGTTGATCTCGGACAAATGCAAGAACACGTGCATACGTTATTGTCAAAAATTGACAACCCCCTTACTTTCATTTTTACAAAGAGAAAAGAGTCACAGCGTTCGAGGGTGGAGAGATTGAACTCTCTCAAGGACTACGATGCGGACAGGGATGCATGGGACATAAAGGATGTTGCGGGAAAGAAGCAGTCGATTATGTACGGTCGCGCGATATTCAGCTATGCTGCGTCGTCAGACCAGGGGTACAAGCCACAGCTCGAGAATGTGGATGTGTATGACTTTTTAATTGACCCATCAGCTGGAGGTATCGACATTGGCAAGGCGCGGTTTATGGGACGCTACGGTGTTGTAAAGGACAGGATTGAGATAAAGGACAACCCTGATTATATAAAGGACAGCGTGCGTGTCCTTTTGTCGGGGAAGGGGAACAACACAACTCGTAATCAGGAGGATGTCAATAAGCAGAATCGAATATTTGCAAACAAACACACAAGCGGTCAGAAGGAATATGCTTCAGACGATAAATTCAAGCTGTGGGAGTGGTACACAACGTACGAAGGAAAGAGGTACTACTTACTTCTCTCTGAGGATGGGGCGATTGCTTTGCGCGTCGTGCCTCTTACGGACTTGTTCGCGAACAATGAGTGGCCGTTCTGGACGTATGCTGCGTCTCCTGACCTGACTGAATTCTGGACACCGTCACCCTGTGATTTTGTCCGCGAACTAATAATGGCGCAAGCAACAAGTATCAACCAGATGCTTGACAACGCTGAGCGAGTGAACAAGCCCCAGCGCCTTGTTGATGTGAGCGCGATTACGGACCTGTCACAACTCAAGTACCGCAGGGACGGCCATATACAGGTGAGTCCCGGTACAACGAACGCCGCTTTGCGCATTGTGGAGACTCCGTCAATCGACACCCCTCTTGAGGTGTTCCGCACTCTTGAGAATATCAAGCAGACAGCGTCTGGTGTTACTGCGGGGGCACTTGGTGTTGCAGACACGGACGGTCGCGCAACAATTTATGAGGGGAACCAAGCAAACGTAGCTGACCGATTCGGGCTCTTTAATAAGAGCTACTCGTTCGGGTACCGGCGCTTTGGGCATCTCTATGTCGCTGGGGTTGATGAGCATTTGACAAAAAAGGTCGCAGTTGACCTTATTGGTCCTAATGGTATTGAAACGGAAATGATAGGTCGCTCAGACATCTTCCGTAAGAACGAGGACTTTGGGGTTATTGTCGAGTCAGACAACGCAGAGCTGGCTCTTTCAGAACAGAAGCGCAGAGGGCTCGGGGCTTTCTATAGTGCTCTCCTTGGTCGCACAGAGCTTGCCAATCAAAACATTGTCATTCAGGAGCTTGGAGAAGTGGCGGGCGTGAAGCCCGAGAAGATGCGCGAATTGCTACAGCTCGATATGAACGGGACAGCCCGCGTTATAAGCGAAGCAGAGCGCGACATTGAAGCTCTTATGGACGGGAAGCAAGTACGACCGAATAAGGTTGCTAACGCCGCTTACAAGCAGCGTTTCGTTGATTTCATGATGGATAATGAAGAACATATGAGCCCAGAGCAGTTTCGTCTCATTGTCGCGTACATTGAGGGACTTGATGATATTATTATAAGCAACACGGTGCGAGCAGCCCGAGACCAAGCATCTCGCGAAATGGAGTCTCAGATGGCTGGTGGTGGCCCTCGCCCACAAATGCGATCCCCCGGCCCCTCACAACCTTTACAAGATGTAATACAGCAAAATGTCTAAAGAAAAAACAACGGAAGAGAAGTTGAACCCAGAACACTTTACTTTAAAAGAAGAGAATAAAGATAACTTTAAGAAGGCGGTTATCGCCCGGAGTAACCTAACGAACCTTTTTACACTTGAAGATGTTGAGGCTCAGCAGGCGAACCTCGAGAAAATGCAGCGAGAACTCGAGGGGCAGATTAAGGTTTCGAGCGCGGTTGTTGTGAACGTGGAGAAAAACCACCCTGAAGTGGCAAAACTTTCAGATGAAAAGCTCGCCGCGGCGGATTATTTATTTGAAAACAAAAAGCTTCTTGCCGACTCAGAGACCAAACTAAAAGAGGTGGTGCGTGTTTCTAAACATTATGAAGATGTGCTTGTCCTTATTTATGAGAAGTTTGGTTTTGTCGTCGCAGGCGACACAGTTATCGAGGAACCCAATGACGAAGCAACAGCTTAACATTCCCAAAGAAAAAAGAGATGACCCTGAATTTAAGGGTCTTTTGCAGCAAGCTGACAAGCTCCACGACTTATCAGCCCTCGCATCTACTGAGGGAGGCAAGGCGCTGATTGGGCTACTCATTAAAGAAGCAGTGTACTGTGTCCACCGACTTAGGAGCTCATACCGGACAGCTACCCACCCAGAACTTCTCGCGACAATCGCTGAGTTGGGCGCGAAAATTGACACCGCTACGCTTTTGCTTAGCGCAAAAGAATCCGAGGAGGTGATAAACGAGAGGCTTGAGGA